TCAGATCGGAGTTTCGGGCCAGTCAATATTCGGCGCGATTGATGTATCAATGCGGCTCAAATGCACCATGTACGCCTGCCATGCAATCAGGGCATCATTCTCTATGCCTGTAGCCATCCCCAATGTTACTGCGTAATTTAATTCATTGATGCGGCTGGTCGCTGCCGCTTTACGTGTTGCCAGCTCTTGTTCTGCCGCTGCAACTGCTGCCGACTGCTGCGCAACAGTATCTGTCACCCATTGTTTACCGTCCCACGCATCAAACGCAGTGGCTGGTGCCAGTACAGTGACGTCGTCCGACAGCGCGCCGATATCCCGCACCACCAGTGCTTGACCGTCAGCTTTGCGATAAACAGTCTGTCCGCGATAATCCTGCACATGCTCCCACGCGCTGCCGTCCGCCGATCTGCGTAATGCCAGACCTAAATCTGGCAGAATAGGTGCATCCGCATAACTGTCAGCCGGAAGCCCAGTACCTATCATTAGATACTCATAACTAGCCCCAGTGTATTCGCGCGTCAGCGGATCAACGTGGTAAACCGTCAGCCAACCCGCACGCTGAGCCAGTCCGCCTTGACCTATATCTGCGGTTTGTACAGCAACTGAATATTTTTCGCTCATGCTGCCCTCACTATGTAGTTAAAAGAAATGTTCCGGGGGCGTACAGTTATCCAGTTCACGCCTCCTGAATACACTGTGCTGCTTGCGTTGCCCGAAACTCCGTTATCTTTCCCAGCACCGCCAGCCATCAACGTGCCGTTCGGATAGCCTTGATTTGTAAAGCTAATTGTATTCGTCGAACTGTCTGCGTCTGCATACCCGATCCCGATATACACTCCTGCACTATCGACGTCGCTGCCGTTATAATCCATTGCGCCCGTCCGCAGTCCCGTCGCGTTCTGCCGGCTGACAATTGCACGCCCGCTATCCACGCCGCGCCCGTCATCCCAACCACGAATAAATTCGCCGCGTAAATCCGGCAGCGAACCGGCCGGATATGCAATTGCAAGTTTCGGGTAAAGGGCTTTATCAAACGCCTGACCGTTGCATTTGAGCCAACCCGATGGAGCCGTAGCCTGCGGCCACGGCAGCGGGATGCCGACAACTTCACTGATATCCAGCTTTTGAGATAGCCCCGCCGCAGTAAAAGCTGTCGTTGCAACCTGACCGTTATTTGTTCCCTGCGCTGCCGTGGGAGCCGTTGGCGTTCCTGAGAGCACAGGGGAAACAAAATTTAGCCCAGCCGCATACTGCGTCGAGCCAGAACCGCCGATGATATCCCACTCACCACTCCCGCGGGATACGAGGTTGATGCCCGACCCGGGTGGCAGTGACATACTTGCAAGAGATCCGAAAACAGGCCCGCCGTATATAATGTTTGCACCACTTGTCGCTACGGTTTGGGGCTGCGTTGAGTAGTTAACCAACTGGATTGTCTGCCCCAGCGCTACTGCATCGCCGGCCGGCAGCGTTGTGGTGAACGTCGTGCTACCGGTCATATACACCAGTGAACCCGCCGCCGCCGGCGTTAGCGTGTTCGAGCCAGTCACTGAGTTCACACCGGACAACGAGGCTTTCGCAGCGTGCACGGCGAGCATGTTCGCAATTTGCGTTGATGTGGTGCCAAAACTCGCCGTCGGTGCCGTCGGCACCCCGGTCAAAGCAGCGCTTGGGGCTTTTAAAAACCGCACATCCAGCGCCGTCAGTAACTGATTAACTGACGCCTGATCCGGTTGCATTCCTGCTGTTGCCAGTATCGACATGATCTCACTCTGGACGCTGCGAACAGCGCCTTGCATATTATTCATGTACTCTGCATCGACAATTGTTCCCTCTTCGCCGGTAACTTTATTCTCATCATAAAACGCACCGTCTGACGACTGCGTCGTGACAGGAATTAGCGGCTTCATTTGGCCTCCGTATAATTAAAAACGCACAGTGTGTGTGCCGGTTTAAGCTCGTTAAATACAGATTCAATAACAGCGTCACGCGATGACACTAATCGCTCACCGCAACGACTAATGCCTGTTCTGAAATAGTATTTTTTGACTGAGGATGAACCGACATTGACGCGCCAGACAAAGCGAATATTCGTCGATGCCAGCCGTTGACCGCAGCGACTGACACCACACCGGAACGGCATCAGCTCATCAATCGTGATGTCATACCCCATTTTCTTAGCAAGTCCCTTGAAGTACGGAATACTCAAGCCGCCGGTTTCGGCGACCTTTATCAATACGTCTTCCAGGCGCTGCTGATACGACAATCCTGGTGCCGGAGTGATGCCGAGAACGCGCTCCCAGTCAGAAAGCAGCCCATTCGCACGCAGCGGGGTGACTGCACCTAATACGTCGCTTGCCCGTGCCTTTGTTGCAGATAGCGCATTACCTTCCGCAGTTAATTCGGCGGATAATTGCTCGGCATTGGGGCTATATGAAACTGGAGGTAACAATAATGACAGCAACTCTTTCATAGCATCGTGACCTCGATATTTCCGACCCTCAGCCACTCGACGACCTCATTATTCACTGTCGCCGAAATATTACCGGCCGGGCTGACTATGGCGCGATCAACAACCCCACTGATTTGTGAGATGAGCATTTCGGCCTGGCTTCGAATAAATGACTCACCTGGCTCTAGTGTGTTAAAATAATTCGCCAACGTATCGCGGATATTTTGCGTCACTGTCGGAACTGTTACGCCGCTAACACCAATCGCGACAGAAATATCAACCGACTTTGGTGTGGGCGCTACTATCATTGTGCTTCTTGCGGTGACCGGCCTTACGTCGTCGATATACGCCTGCACCTTGTTAATAACGTCAGTGCTCGGCAGTCCATTTGCCGACGTAATTACCACATCAACAGTCCCAAGACCGCGACGCAGCGGATAAACGTATGCTGCGCTAACGCCGTCAACACTCATTGCCCAGCGCCGGTAATCATATTTATTGCCACCTGCAGGCGGCCGCCGAATAACATCCAGCAGACGGGCTAGCATCTCAGCATCCGTCTCCCGTTCCGTGCCGCCTGCCATCACTCCAATTGTCACCGTGCTGTCGAACCCCGGCGGCGTGCTGGTAAATGTCCCTGTAACTGCCGCTGTTGTATTGCCTGCCGTGCCAGCAAGAGTGGGAACGGTGCTGACGCTAAACTTACCGTCAGCGCCTACCGTCACAGCCTGTGTTGTTGTATACGACAGAGAGCCACGGTTTATCGTGCGCCCTGCGTCTGCCGTTGAGCCTGGCTCACCGGTTCCGGTAACAACCCCTGATGCTGTCGTCTGACCTTTGCGTGTTATATTCCGCAACCGGCAGTGCCATTCGAGATATTCGGTATCCGCTGTGTCGGGAAAAATCTGCCGGACTATCCAGGCTTGATGACGATATAATCCTGTAATAACACTCGCGACCGACGACGCACGGATATAAAAATCAGAGTCCTCAGACACGTCAGCCGATGGCAATAAATTTTTAATATCCGCCAGGATTTTTGCGCGCGTCTCATCAAACGAATCTGTCACGAACGCCATTTAACTCACCCTTACAGGATATTTAAACAGTTCACGCCCGGCGGGCGCGGTCACATCAATAATCAGAATCAGCCAGCCGTTATCGCCCGCGTCTGTAGCGACCTCTATCGTCGTCGCACGGCCATCATCGATTAGCGGCTGCAATGCTTCTGCGGCGTATTGACGAGCCAGCGTATAGACGCGACTGACATTCTTTTCGCGCGTTAGCAGATGGAGCTTTGAACCCAGCGACGGCACCGCCCACCACGACCCCAACGGGGTCATGAGTCGGATATACACAGCATTAGCCAGTGTTGCCGTTGCTGTGCCGGTATAATCACCGGTAGTCGGGTTCAGTAAATTATCCATGCGGCCATAATCGCCGCATGGTGGGGTAGAAATAATGTGATAGGGTTCAGTGGGTATTACATTGACTGGTTTGGCGTGCCGGTTGTACCGCCGGAATCGCCAGGGTGGTTATGGCTGTCGTAAATATCACGGACGTGGCTCAGCGTTGATGTTTTATCTGTGATTTCTTCACTGGCCTTTAATAACGGTGTATTAAAATCCGCTTCTTCATTTGCATTGACAATATATTTCTTACAGCTAACTCGATACTCATCGCAATCGACCGTAATTATTCGCCCCTTTTTCAGCGCAATTACTGCGCCTTCATTGGTATAAATCGCAACTTCGCCGGACGCTAGCGCCTTAATGCGATACGATGCCGACTCAGTGGCGACAACCACGCTATGCGACGTCCTGCCGCCCAGCGGGATCACAATCCCCATTGTCCCGGCGGGCGGGTTTGACGTAAATCCGTAGTGCTGGAACAACTCAGCATCTTGAATCTGTTCCCCAGCCAGCCCATTTGCTTGAAACGTCTGCACTGGCCCTGCGCTGTTAACACGCGATAAACGCACCCTAAACGCCTGTCTAATGCCGCTCATCGCGCGGCGAATCTTTGCCTCAACATTATCCCACATCGACAATTCCTAACTCTGGTTTATGCTTACGTCTGCGCTTGCGCTTTTTGCGCGGGAACGCATCGGGTATCCAGACGCTATCTTCTTTCAGTCGCAGTGTTGTGCGCATCCCATCCGGCCTGCCGCCGACAAACTCACGGCCCATCAGAAAATACACGGCGTTGATGCTGTGCACATCGCTGATAACGTGAATGCGCTGGCCCGGCTCCCACAACCGGCCGTCAGATGTGCGATGTCCGGCGACGACCGCAGTCAGGTCGTAACCCGCCAGGCGCGCATCGGCCATCGCTTTTCGTGCGCGATAGTTCATCTGCTCCTGGCTCTCCGCATCCCCGCAGACGATGATCTGGGGGCGGTAGTGCGTCACGGTCGGATCATATGCTTTGGCCTTCAAGCCGTGCAGACCGGTTTCCGCCGTGCCGGTGTACATGTCCAGTTCGTCATCATCATTGTCGTCGTCATCATCATCAGAATCAGAAACGGTAGCGGCCGATGTGCCATCCACATCGACAATCCCCAGCTTTTTTGATTTTGTCGTGTGCGCGTGGCCTTGTGCCAATAGAGTTAACTCAGAGAACGAGCGGTCTTCGCTGCTTTCATCGTCGAGCTGAATCACGTTATTGCCCTTGCCATCCTGCCGCAAAATCAGTGTCGCAACAGGCGGGGCGGTGTAGTCCGGGCCGCCGATCATCAGCGTGCCGTCCGGCGAAAACCACGGCCACAGCCCACGCCCGGCGCAGGCACGGTGCAGCAAATCCCATGCGCGCTCGCCAGGCTCTGTTGCAACCTTGTCATTGCGAATTGAGCTTTCAGCATGAAGCTGGATTTTTGTGATACCGAGCGGGCGCACAACCTGGGCGATAACTTCTTCAAGCCCAATTTGGCGCGATGTTAACAGCGGGGCGGCACAATCGACCAGTACAGACATATTATCGCGACCACTGAGCGAAAGCGTCAAACCGCGCTTACTGGCGGCCCGGCGAATGCGGTCAATGCGTCCAATCATCACCACATCACTGCCAATTTTTACCTGCACAGGCGCACCACGCGTGATACCGGTCGGAAATGTCCCATCCGGCAGTCCCAGGCTAACGCTCCATGCATCAGCAGGCACAAGAAAATCACTGTCAATCTGATAGCGCGACCAGGCGCTGTGCGCCTTGCCGTTGACGATAATTGAGACTGCATTGTTATCACTCTGCGTAGGCATTGAGCACATCCCCCGCGACCAGTCCGTTAGGGTCACGCATCTGTGGATTCAACCGCTGCAATTCGTCCGCGCGCGTATAGTCGCCGTACCACAAATGCGCCACAAGGTGCAGATTGCCAGTTGACGCGACAGTGCGTTGAATCAGTTTTGGTTTGGACTCGATAACCGCCGCCGCCAGATCTTGCACCAGCAGCGCGATGGCTTTTAGCTGCTCGATAACCGGCTGATATGTCAGCCCTGTTGGTTGTTCGCTGCTGCTGATATCGTTCATCGCTGGCTCAAAGGCAGTGCGCGTGCTGTCAATGGCGGACTGGATCATCGTGCGCGTATCGCTTGTGATTTTCTCGACGTCGTCGGGCGTCAATACCGCCGTGATAGCCGCATCTTCCAGCACGCCTGCTGCTTCTGCTGCTGCTTCAATGGCAACAACAATCGTAACAACAACAATTAACTCAGCAATATCCGCAGTCGTGAGCTGTGGCGGCATCTCAACCGCCGTGTCAACGCTGCCTGTCATAATGTCGGTGGGCATGGTCTGAACGGCGGTCAGCGCCGTTTGCGTATTTGACCAGTCTGACATCACAACAGCTGGCGATGCTGTATACGCTGTTGCTGCCGCAGCCTGCTCCGTCGCCGCATTCTCCCCGGTGTACGAGCCGGTATAGGACGAATGCAGGCTTGATTTTGACGCCCCGGTTTTCAGCGACAGCGCAGACTGCAAATCACTGATAAACGATGACGGGTAATCGATAAACGATGACGTGCTGCTGACAAATCCGGAAATGTCACTGCGTAACACAGCAATCATGTTTAACGCGCCGTTCGTCAGCCCCTTGACCTTAGTCATCATCGTTTTTGCGGTTCGCAGCGGCTTTGTTGCGTTTTCCATCAGTGAGCTCGTGCTGTCAATCAGCGACTGCGACTGATTAAAAAGAGCATCTGATTTTGACTGCGGATAATCAGTCACAAAGAATGGGTTACCGGGTTTTGACTGGACGAACTGCACATCAACCGTGCAGTAATCGATACTGTCTGCGTCATGCTCTGCGCTCCAGTCGGCGACCTGCATATTCGGCATTGAGCCGAAAATAGGGTGTATCAGTTCTGCCGCGCCCCGCTTGCGCAGCGCGTCGATAAACGTCTGTAGACTGCTTTCGTAGTCATCACCCCAAAACACCGCACGCAGGCTGACGGAATGCGACTTTGCGCCCATATCGCGCACGTCGGCCCCGTCAATGTACGGGTATTCGTCCTGGGCAATGTCGCGCTGTTCGCCATCCTTGACGTTTACAACATCAAACCGGATGCCGCGCCACTTCGCGTCCTGTAAATTGTCAGCCCAGGCCATCAGTAATTGCCTCCGACCGAGCCACGCACGGCTTGCGTGCCGTTGTACTCGTTCACGGCCTCGGCGAGTACGCGCCCGTCAACCTCCAGCCTGGTGACGTGCGTTATTGGTTGCTGAGGTTGGGGGGTGGCAACCGGCTGCTGGGGGATTTGCATCAGATACGACGGCGTGACACCGCCCGCACCCTGACCAATGGTCGAGGGCTTGCTCCACCATGCTTTGACTTCATCCCACGCATCCAACGCGCCAGGCTGCGCCCTTAACGCATCTTTCATGCGTTCTGTATCGCTTTTGTAGTTGTTCTTTTGTAGCCGCTCACGCGCCGCCGCATCACCGCGCTCAACCTGTACCAGCGGCGCATCTTGTGCCGCCTGGTACACCATAAACGGTGCCGCGACTTTTCCAGCCAGGCGGCCAATACCACCGAAACGCGCCAGCCAACCACCTGGGGGCGTCGGCGTGCCACTGCCTGGAACCGGGCCGGGGACGGGTGGCGCAGAGACACCGCCACCAGACAGAAACTTTAACCCGGCAAAGACCATCGCCGCACCGGTCATCGCCTTAATCCCTGTGGTTGCCCCAGCCACGGCAGTTGTCAGGCCCGGATACTCGTTTGCGTATTTCACCAGCTTGTCAGACACGTCGCCGAGCACACCTGTTAACGGCTTCACACTGTCGATTTGCGCAAAATCGGATGCGTTAGAGAGTTGCTGTCCTTTGAATTCGCCGGTACCTGATATCAACTCAAAATTCATATCCCCAGCGGTTTTACCATCTTGCAGGCTGCGCTGTTTGTTAGAGTTTTCTACGATATTTTTTGCATACTTCTTATTATTGCTATACGCAATCAGCGCTGTTAACGCTTCACGATCCGCAACCATCGAACCGATAGCTGAGCCTTCTAATATCTTCGCCATCGATTCCATTGTTTCGTGTCGTTTAGCCCCTTTCTCTGTAGCCAGCTTTCCCTGTAGCGCCTTGTACTGCGGGTTGTTCTGGACAACTTTATCGACAATTTCAACAAACGCATCGAGTGCATTCATGCCTTTGCCGCGCGCCGCTGCAATAGAGCCGGGCAGGTCGATTCCCTTGCCATTAATCTTTATTTTTTTTGCAGCATTGGCTGCATCTTGACTATTGATTTTTTGCAGCAGGTTAACCGCGTTATTACCCGCCTGATCTTTTGTTCCGGCGGTAATAGCTGACGCCTGATTTAAACCCAGCAGAACTGCAAAATCATCCAGACCTTTCATCCCGACATTGCTGGAAAATGCCAATTGTTGAGGCAACCATTTAGCCATGTCTTTGAGTTCAAAACCGCCGCCTTGTCCAGCAGAGATAGCCATGTTCAGCGCTTTGCCAATGTCCTTATCTGATATGCCGAACGTTTGTTTTAAACGGATCGCAATCTGCGCCAGGTCTTTTGCATCAGTCCCTGTTGCTGTCGAGTATTTCTGCAACACCGGCAACATCGCTTTGGCCGAATCCATTTCGACAGCACCAGAGGCAAGCAGCGCATCGAGCGTTTCCGCTGCTCCTTCCTTTGTTCCACCGCCTGTTTTGACGGACTGACGGATTAACTGATCGAGCTCACCCATGCCTGACTTACGCCCTGCAATATCCCTGTCTGCATATGCGGTATTTGCCATGTTCGCTAGCGTGTACTCATACGATGCCGCCTTTTTAATGGGCTGCGATACAACAGCCGCAGCTGTAGCAACACCACCGACCACCGCCGCTGCATTTGACCCAACATTACGCAGTCGCTCGAACTTACCCATCGCGCTGGCCGTGCCGTTTAGCTCCGTGCGCAATCGAGTTAGTTGCTCAGTCATCGCCGCAAACGCCCGCCGCTGCTCATTCGCAGACAACATGCCGCTGCGCGTCAGACGATTGTATGCAGCTATAGTCGTCTGTATCTCGCGCTGTATCTGCCGTTCTGAACGAATGCCGAGCGTTTCCCTTGCGTTTGCTGCACGCTGAAACTCAGCCGACAGGGCACGCGACGCCTGAATACCTGTGCTGCTCGCTTTCTGCTGCGTTGTAGCAAGCTCCGTTGATGCCCGTTCAGCATTTTTCGTTGCCGTCACCGCGTCGGCCATCGCTTTTCTCAGCACCTGAGAGCCAGTGTCTTTCGCGGTCAGCGTTAGCGCCAGTTGCAGATTGCGCGCCATTTATTTGCCTCTTTTGTTGCGTTTCTTCCGCATTGACTTAATAACGCGGGTGTTACCACCAGGCTGTTTATCGGCGGCAGGTTTGCCGCCGTTCAGAACTGCCAGCGCGTTGAGATACCCGTCCAGTTCCGGGCGGGTCATTATTGCTATGCGGTCTTCGGTGATGCCGTATCGGCCGAGGGCGAGGACGGCGGCTCGGTATCCTGAAAGCTGGGATTCTCGCGCATCCGCTTTTTTTTGATGTTTTCAATCTCCGCGTCAATGACGTCGAAATCATCATCAGACAACTGTTCCAGCAGCAGTTCAGGCGTGATTTTTTCAGCATCGACACCCGGCAGCGTCAGCACGCTGGATGTAACAGCGACGCGGTAGAACAGCGAGGCGGCCGGGCCTGTTGTCGTACCGCGTGCATCATGCGTCACGGCAAGAGCATCAACGGTGTCGCCGATAACGGGTAGGCGGGCGCTGAACTCAAAATGCAACTTGCCGTCAATTTCAATTCCGTGCAGTAACTGGGCCATTAGTTATTCCTCAACCACCCGCAGACACTGAAATGTAATGTCTCTTTTGGCCTCGTTGTCGGTTGAATACTGTGCGCCGACGTCAGTCGTGAAACAGTCCATGTACGTGGTGCGCTTACCGCCCGAACCAGAGAGCGGGTATTGCGTGATTTTCACACCCTCCATGCCCTCCCAATCCAGGTCACCGTCAAGCGGGATGACTACCGTTGCCGCTAACTGATATTCCGCGATACCCCGCGCAAATCCCTTCGCTCGGCCGGTCTTGTTCATCGTCTTGACGAGTTTTCGTCCCGTCTTCGACGTAACTTTCAGGTCAGTGCATTCAAGCTCGCGGCTGTCAATCTCCAGAACGATTGATCCTACGTATTCCTCGATAGCCATGTTTTTCTCCTCGGTTACAGCAGCAGGTCGATGCGGCCCGCAAATACATGCAGCCCGTTGACCACGTCACAGGGGATGGCAGCATTCAGGCGGTTAACATCCTGAGAGTCGCGTTCGACGAGCAACGCAGCCTTATTCGCTTCAACCTCCTCGACAATTTCCAGTTCTTCAAGTTTCAGAAGAACGTCAAGCAGTTCGCTGCGAACCTTTGCATTCGTGCGCGAACTTAATTTGTCGCGTGGGAAACGCAGTGCAATGCGGCTGCGGCAGGCTTTTCGGACATAGTCGAGTGTGCGGATAGTCGTGATATCAAGAAGTGAAACATCATCAACCCCGGATGCGTTTTTGGTGTACGTGCTGATAGCGCGCACAATCTGCACCTTATCGCCCGCGCCAATTTCAAATGGCGTCAGGCCGTTGTATAAGGCTTTTTCCTGCTCGGCTCTCAGCGTCCGGGACTCGATTGCAGTCACATCCAGTGCCGCCATGGCAAGCGTATTCAACGGCCGTGCCGGGTCTTCCTCGCTCGCAATCATTGCTGCATACGACGCTGCAATCTCACCGACGGTACAGACGGAATCACGATGCCAGCCAACCGTTATCCGCCCGCTGTTGATGCTCGCCGTCAGCGTTGTGCCTGTAGACAATGATTTTTTCCAGCCAGAAACACCGATTGCACCACGCTGCTCCAATGGCCCTGATACATGATCCAGGTGCGAGCGCAACACCGTCAGCGCGTCGGCAGTCGCATACGGACAGACAATGATGTTGTGACCCGCCGCGATTACAGCAGCGAGCGCCGCAGCGATATCAGGGTCAATCTCCCCACCGGACATTACTGTTGTATCAACATTGACACCCGATGCCGTAGTCGCCGCACGCAGCGTAATCTCGTTTCCGGCCGCACCTTTATTCTTCGCCGTGAGCGTAATGACGCCATTGTTCGCTGACGCTGTGACTGGCAGTGCAGTTTCCTGAGAGAGCGCCGTCACCATCGCCGCTGCAATATCGGTCGCCGTATCCGACGTCGAGACTGCAACGTTAATGCGCGTCGTACCGACCCACACACTGACCGTTCCATTGCCTGCTGCGGGGCCGGTAATCGTTACCGTGCCATGCGCTGCCTGCGCCCCGTTAGCATCGCTGATACCAACAACCTGGAGTTGCAGATAGCTGTAACTTGTCAGCGCGCTCGTCACCATTACGTGCGCCATTGAGCCGTAACCGAAATACTCAGCGGCCTCGTCTGACGAAAAGATATCCTGCGTGGTCAGCGGGGTAGCGCGGCCGGACGGCAACATCTGCGCCAGCATCAGTACGGTCTGTGTGTTACCGGGCAGGGTTCTCACAGCCAGACTGGTGTTGAATTCAAAATACTGACCCGGCTTGCGCGTGCTGCCGGGTATTTGATCAAACGAAATATTAGGGCTGGCCATCGCTCACCTCCGTTTTTGTTTTCGTCCCGACACTGGAACTGGATACCTTACTTTGCCCGACGATCAGCAGGTCACCGGCGGCGATCTGGCGCAAGTAATACGCCGACGTGCTCTCTACATGCACCTCCGTATCATCGGTGATGTAACGCCTGGCATTTTCTTCACGCGGCACGCGCACGCCTGCCGCTGCTTTAACTGTTATCTGTGACATGAATGATGTCCTCTGCATCGGGTGATAACGGGGTTTGTGGAATGTCGTAGCTAAAGCGTGTTCTCAGCCAGTCTGGGTCGTCTTCGCTGGTCTGGCCGTGATAGCCGCCAAAAATTGCATCCGGGTGGAATGGTGCGACACCAGAAAGCGGGTACTTGCCGTTTTCCAGTGCTTCTTCCATCCATGCCGTGTCGAACTCACACGCAAAAACCGACAGCGCATTGTCTTTCAGGCTCGCGTTAAACAGCGTTCTAACGCGCCCTGGCATCAGCGCCTGAATACTTAGCCCGGCATCAGCCATATCCTGCCCAGACAGCAAGCGACGGACAGCGGTAACCATCCGGTACGTCCCGACCTCGTCAAGACGCGCACCGCCATGCCGCGACGCTTCTTCACTGCGCACGCTGCGTTCACCCACGATCACGACAAAGCGACCAGATACTTTGTACTTACGTTTAGTGAGGTTGGCATTTTCAGTCTTCTGGATACCGCCAAACGTCACCCAGCAGGCAGGCATCGCGCGTGCGATTTCAGCCGGTTCGCCGTCCAGTTCGCCGCCGTAAGAGCACACCGTCGGCGAAATCCTGCCGAGTCCGCGCCTGAGTCGGTCAATGATTGCCAGCTCAATGTCTTTGATAGTGTTCAAAATGCCCCCCCCTGAGTGGAGTCCCGCCCAAACCGACGCCCGGCCGACGTGAATGTCGTGCTGGTTCCCGATGGCTGAACCACGTCGCCAGACGGCGAGCGGCCGAGTGTGATGCGCCCATCGGCGACACGTTCGAAGTAACGAATCGCATCGCTGTAACGCTCCCGGATTTCATCAGTCATCTGCGTACTTGAACCGCACAGCAAGTAGCGCGCGATGTCGCAGCAGCGGCCAACCAAAATACGAGGCGTGTCATTCCACGGCACCGGGTAGCGCCCGGCGAGATAGCTGTCGATTTCAGCACTGGCGCGGGTCAGCGCGCCAGTCAGTACCTCATCGTCAATTTCGCCTGTGAAAGCCCGGTCGGTGAGCGAGACACACTCACGCTCACCGAACGCCAGCACCATGTCGGCCGTTTGCGCGTACATTATTTCTTCGCCTTGCCGTCATCGGTTGCCGGTTCCGCTGCTGCTGCCGCTGCGGCTAACTGAGCATGGAGCGCATCACGCTCAACCGTCAGCGCCGCAACGGCGTCCTGCGCAGCCGTTAACTGGGCTTCTCGTTCCTGCACCGTCTTTTCAAGTTCAGCGATGCGTGCCTGGGCGGCGGACAGCGCAGCGTTATCACTGACGGTTTCCTGTTCGTCACTGATACGCACGACGATCAACTGCGGCTCTGACTCCAGCGCCGCCAGTTCTTCAGCAGTGAACTCGTCATCGTGATAAGTCCGGGTTTTCGCGCTGTGGGCGATGCCGCAACGCCGAAAGCCTTCAACGCGGGCGGTAATTTGGATTGGCATTATGCGTCTACTCCCGTTGAGCCATAGGCCATCTGCCAGAAGCCGTAGCCGCCGTTGGCGCGTGCTTCTGCCCCAAACCGGAATTTCTTGCGAGAGAAGACGTTGTCGTTGCTGTAATCCGTCTGCTCAACAAATTCCGGCTTTTTACGCTCCTGATAGATGAGCGGTTTCATCAACTGCGCGTTATCCAGGAGGAACCACTCTGTATCTGTTTTCAGCTCCGGCACCACCAGCACTTCCGCCGTTCCTTTGTACGTGTTCGGCGTGTTGTCAGGAAAGCGGTCGGCAGTCATCAGATAATTCGCCACATCTTCCAGTGCCGGGGGAACAAC